GTGTTAGTGCGTGTGCGTGTGTGTGTGCGTGTGCGTGTGCGTGTGCGTGTGCGTGTGTGTGTGTGTGTGTGTGTGTGTGTGTGTGTGTGTGGGTGCGTATGCCCATATATGTACAGAAATATATACAGAAATAGATTAATCGTCGCAATCGGAGTTCGAGAAGTCGGCAATATCCGCATCACAGTCGGTCGGTTGGTGCACCGCACACTCGTACGTGTCTCTGGGTGGAGTGTCTCTGTGTTGTGCTGCTTGCGTATCTTGTATAACAATTGTTTTGCCGGTTCGCTTGGAAGACGCGACAACTTTAATGGGTTCGGTGGCAATCATCTGTTCAACGGATTCGATCAGGTGATTTAATTTGCGTATTTTGTTCACAGCCAGGACATTGTTCACATTCACGTAGTCGCCGATCAGGTCTTTGTACATTGCGATGTTTTTGCGTATGCAATCCATCACGCTGCGAATCTGTTTCATCTGGGATTCGGTTTGCATCAGCCGCATGTCCTGATTTTCGATGACTGTTTTGTAAAAATGCAGCAACTGATTCAGGTGTGGTTTCCATTGTTCGGATGTGATGGTACTATTTTGAAAGGTTGTCTGTGCGTACGTTCCGGCGCGCAGAGGCGACGCTTTGCACAGCACCATCAAGTAATCGTCCCGTACCGCTTCGACTGTGAACACGCCCCGCGTGGTGGTTGTGTGCCGGGCGTCGTGCGGGCACACGCACCCGTCGTGCTGTGTGAATGCTAGTTCGAGTGTGAACGGACAGAACAGCTTCCAGTCGACGGTCTCGCGTGTGCACAACTCGTACGCGATCGTACCGCACTGGTTGCACCGCTCCACCAATGCTCGCTGTCGCTCTCGGTCGTGGCAGTTAGTCGTTTCGGCCCACACGATGAAGAGGTTGTTTTTGCATCGCCGCTGTGGCTTACAGAACTGCACGTACATATGAAACTGTGGAAACCAGATTGCGTTGTATTCTAGACACGTAGTTGCCGTGTCGGCAAACGGGTTGACCGTGTGGCACGCTTCCACGCACAGCCATAACTGGTCCGCGCACTCGTGCGATTTGAGCGAGGCGCTACCGGTTTCTTCCAGGCGTCCCAGCCACAGCAGGTCCGTGCACGAAATCGCAAAGGCCCGCGTGTGCTTGAATTTGGTGAACATATCAATCAGACGATAAAACATTTTAACTGCGTTGTCCATCACCATACTCGGGTTGCGAACGACCAGCGGACGATTGAAGTCGCATTCCGGAAACTGGTACCGGAACAGCTCCTTGTACTTCTTGGTCTTGTTGTGGCTACTGCCGACTGCCCACGAGCGGAACGACTGGCAGTTGAGGTATCCGGTGAGCTGATCGTGGTGGAGATATATTTCTCTCAGTCCAAACAGCAGATTATCGAGTGTGTTGCAAAACGCTTTGCCGACACTTTCACTCAGGTCCAGATACAGTTCGCGGGTCTTCTTCTGACAGAACGACTGAACCAGATGTATGTACTTATTCAGAAAGGTGGCATCCTTGAGTGAGTGCAAGTAGTGACCGTATTCCGTCAACTCTTTGGACATGCAACTGATCAGCTGCTTCTCTTCGTGATTGAGGTCGCGAAAATGGTTCCCACCTGCCACATTACTCACGGTCTGTGTGCGTTCTCGTGCCAAACTATTGCATAGCGCAGGCAGATTCTCGCAGGTGGACAATGGTTGGTGTCGTTGTTTTCGGTGCATTGTATTACACTATTAAAATAATAGTATATAAATTATGATTAATTGCATAATGAGCAATTAAATTAGGCAGTATTTAATTAAAAAGTATATATATATATATATATACGTGTATCAATGATCCGATCCGTTCTGCAGGTGGTATGTATGTATGTACAAGCGTGCATAGCATAACTGTGGCGTGCTCGTGAGAATCACCACAGTGCGACGACATACAAAAAAACTGATTTATTTATCTGGATTCTATCCGTTCTACCAAACATTGCCAATACTCTCTTTTCAAGAAGTCGTACCAAGAAGTATTTTTTCAAGATGAGTTCCGTTCCATAAACACCTGCCAGGCCGGTATTATTATTTACGACCGTGTTTGTGGAGCGGCTCGATGGTACGCGCGCCTCTGTGCGCGTTCCGCAAGGTTCGTCAGAAGAATCGGTGACAGCGTGTGTGACGGAATATGTCAACCGTGTGTACGGATGGGAAACCGATGACCTTTGGTTGGAGAAATCGCCCACGTTAGGTGAGTACATTGCAGTGTACTATACGGCTGCATTGAAGTTCATCCATGTGTGCAGTATTGACACGACAATGACTGAATCGGATAAAGAGACGGTGTGGGATGAATTGCGAGATTTTATCAAACAACACGCAATTCAAGTGTTGGATGTATCTGAGATCTGCGCACATTTTAACCTCACTGCGATCGGTGATTATGCTTTCACCGGTTGCACATCGTTGATCGCAGTCACGCTTCCCACTGGTGTAACGAGGATCGGTGCGCACGCTTTTTCAGGTTGCACCTCGCTGAGGACGCTGACCATCCCGGAGAATGTAACTGCGATCGCACAATATGCTTTCAACTTCTGCACCTCGCTGAGGACGCTGACCATACCGGAGAGTGTAACCGTGGTCGACGAACGCGCTTTCGATAATTGTTCCTCGTTGGCAACGGTGACCATCACCACTCTCCCAGAGAGTGTGGTGTCGGTCGGACGGACAGCTCACGAGAATTGCTCCTTGTTGGTCCCGGTGGCGTTCCCATACTAGCAACTATATGCAGTCGTGGGTGAACGAGTCTCCACACGTTTCGGACTTATATACAGGACCACACTCGGTGTGTCCTGAGTATGTCAACGAACGGGACTTTCAACAATCATCCCAACCTTCGTCTAATGAATTTGTTTTTTTAGTACCGTACCCGTGTACGATGATATGACACATTCCAACCAGATGCCCGGATACCGTAGATGGTAGAGTCTTGTTGGTTTCGTGTGCACACACTTTTTGTTGTTCGCACAATAATACAATAATACAATAATACAATAATACAACGAAGAGTTGGGTGTTGTGTGTGTACCCGTATGCAATAACTAATAATAAAACATATACATATCATACACAAAAGCAGTCCAGTTTTGGGGTTAAAGCTGAAAGGGTCGTGTGGTCATTGGTGGTCATTGGTGGTCATTGGTGGTCATTGGTGGTCATTGGTGGTCATTGGTCGTCATTGGTGGTCATTGGTCGTCATTGGTCGTCATTGAGCATTTCATCAGTGTAATCAAATGACACGTGTGTGTCGTACGACAACTCTTTGGCGTCGTTTGCATCGGAATCATATTGGAGTTCGTCTTTACCAAATGTTGGCAATTCGGTAGAAGCTAATTCGTCCATTTTGCTTTGCACCGAGGCCATGCCTTGCATATCGTTTTCCCATTTGTTAACGTGTGTTTCCCACGTGTCGACACCTTTCTCGTCGCTTGAGAACGACCGTTGAATCGCAAGGAACTCGTCTTCGTCGAACACAATGTTAATCATTCCAGTCCCACACGCAGCAACTTGACCGAGCATAATATTGGCAGAGACGCCGTTGACATCATCGAATTCACCGAAAATAGCAGCTTGATACAACTGCTTGTCAGATTCTTCAAAGGAACACCTAGCAAGTGGACCGATATCGGAACGTTTGATGCCATTCCGATCAATACTGATGAGTGTTGTTCCGAGACTGGTCATTGTGTCGGCAAGTAACAGAATATGCCGTCGGTTCGGAGGAGACTTGCTGGAACTGCTAATCACGTTGTTTATTTCGCGGAGAATTAGTTCGCGCGTCGCTTCGATGCCCAACACTTCGTGCACTTCCGTAATGTGGTCAGAAATGGTTCGGGTTGCATCGATTGCGGGATGAATGAGTGTCTCGAGTAAACTTGTCCCGCTCTTACGCCCTTCGGAATGCAGAATATACCGTTTTTTTTCATCATATACAAACGTATCACCTTCCTTCTTGTATGTAGATAGAATTTCCTTTTCTTCAATCGCAATGTTGTAAATATTTGGAATACCCCGAATGATCACGTTATCTAGCAAATTTGATTCCAGTAGTTTGAGTAGGTAATAGTCATCCATTTGGTCGCTACTTTCTGCATATTTGCTCACACGGACACGAATCAACAGATTGGCTGCATTGTCGTCCGCATATTCCACCTCGATGTCTTCCCCGTGCAGCGTTCGCATTGCAAGATACACGTCTTCCATAAGCAGACCGCGACGGAGCATTTGTTCCCGATGAAGTTCAATGCGAACCACCCAGTGATTTGGGTGTGTGTTATCAGATTGGTCTTCTGCCGATTGAAGTTGCTGAAGAGAATCCAAATATTTGAGCATTTCGGTATCTTCGGGTAGCATTGTCCCGAAACGGTGTATGCACGGGTCGTAGTAAATACTGGTGGATAAGGTAACATCGCGGAGGGTGGTGATTTCGAGTGTGTTTTTGATCAGCGTTGCGTCTGCTTGATTATTGAATGCCTCATTCAAATACATTGTGAGTGACGCAGATTTTGGATTTTTGGTTAGGGTGAGGATTTCTTTCAGACGGGGGACACCCTGTGTAACTTTGGATTTAGAACCCACGCCGGCAAAGTGGAACGTGTTCAGTGTCATCTGAGTGGCAGGTTCGCCAATACTCTGTGCGGCAATCACGCCCACCATTTCGCCAGCGTGCACCTTACTTTCATAGAATTGATTATGAATCATATCGATAACAGTGTCGAATACTTTTTTTGTAGATATCTGTCTGCGTGCATCGATTCGGAGTAAGTGACTATAGAGTAGAATGCGGAAAATGTGAATGCACGGATTGATCGATGTATTGGTTTTGATATCTTTAGCAAACTGAACGGTGTGTATCAACGCTTCAATTTTTTGGGCACATTCGCTGAATGATAATAAGGTCGACGAGGCGGATGGTTTGCACTTTGCAACTGTATTGCGAATCATACGTTGCATGTTGACCGGATACATAATGTGTTCGTGATTCGTGTAGAGTCCTTTGCACACAACATCCCTAAAGTAATTGACCACCGGTAGTCCGGTGTGAATGTTTGGCGATTGTAGACCATCCGTCGGGATGTCCTGGTGTCGCAGAATGTCGGCATCAATGGATTTGCTAGGATAATACATATGAGAAAGAAACCATTGTAAGTCTTCTTTGGAATACGAATCACCCAGATACATATCCACAAGCAACGAATCTTTGCGCGCAAACGGTACGTGTTGCTTTTCCAGTTTGGAACTGTCCATACCATCTTCACCGAAAATTAAATTGACAATGCGACCACTTGAATTGCGAACGGTTTCGTCGTTTTCACAGCGCAAGTCTTCCATCGATTTGACAAGTTTGCGTTGAATGTATCCGGTTTGTGCGGTTTTCACGGCAGTATCGATCAGACCCACACGACCACCCATAGCGTGGAAAAAGAATTCGTGAGGCGTCAACCCAACCAGATATGAATTATCAACAAATCCGCGTGCTTCCAGACTGTCATCATACTTTGCAAAGTGGGGCAATGTTCTGTTTTCAAAACTGTACACAACCCGTTTGCCTTCGATCGATTGCTGTCCTAGGCACCCAATCATTTGTGAAATATTGGTCTTATTTCCTTTGCTGCCAGATTCAACCATATTCTTAATACGACAATGTTCACTCTTTAGGATATCGGTTGCAACCGTATTATCAATCTTGTTTGTGTTGTTAGATACCAACTGTTCCATTAGTGCATCATTATCCAAGCGAGTGTTGTTGTCCAATTTGCCCCTATACATATCTTGCATATCATTCTTCACCTGAAGATGCACTGCCGCAATAACGTCACGAACGTTGCGTTTGATTTCATCTGACACAACCAAATCGCTGATTCCTACAGAAAATCCTTTGTGATACATATACGTGGTCACCACACCTCGGACATCATCAATCAAATCACGCGCGACAGTCGGGCTACAGTCTTGGAACGAAACGTGAATCAGTCCGTTCGATTGTTTCGTAAAGGCTTCCTTGTCGAGTATACCACTTTTCATTGTTCCCGATTCAATAACAAGTGTGCTACCATTTCCCAATTTTGTGTGAATATTCAAATCGTTCGGTAAAATAGTATTGTAGGCTTCCATTCCGGTAACCTTTTCATTTTGCGGTGCATCGTTATTCTTGGCAATTTCTCTCCACGTTTTGGATGTCCACATCAGTGTGTTCATAAAATGCCGTCTGTCGAAAGCGTGCTCGGTTTCTTGGCTCAGCAGATGTGACCCCAACATCGTGTCTTGAACGGGTGAGAGACACGGTTGTGAAAGTGCTGGACCAATGATTAGTTTATGGACCGCGGCTAAACTTTGCAATTCCACTGCAGATTCCATCGATTGTGGAATATGCATATTCATTTCATCCCCGTCAAAGTCTGCGTTGTATGGAGCGGTCGCATCGACACTCAACCGAAATGTCTTGCCGATCTTCATTGGTTTGACACGGTGACACATCATCGACATCTTGTGCAGCGACGGTTGTCGGTTGAATAACACTGGATCTCCGTCAATGATATGACGGTGTACCGTGTCACCAATTTGTAGCGCATCTGCCTTTTCTCGCAGAAGATGATAATTGTTATCTGTTGTGAAGAACTTGAGTGATAATTTGCGTCCGTTTGATTTTTCAATAATTCTGGCACCCGGATACTTGTCCGTACCATTGCACACCATCTTACGAAGGCGTTTCAAGTTAAACGGATTGACTTTCTCAGGAAAGGTCATATTCATACACATATCCAGCGGCACGCCCAATTCGTCAAGTTTGAGCAACGGGTCAGGTGTAATGACAGTTCGGGCTGAAAAATCCACACGTTTTCCCATCAAATTTCCACGAATACGACCTTCTTTCGATTTCAGACGCTGACGAATCGCTTTCAGTGGACGCCCGCTTCGCTGCTGTGCTTTGTTGACACCACACTCGTTATCGATCAGGGTTGCAACGTGGTATTGCAGAATGTATCTCCAACTCTCCACCATACGAGAATTCATTTGAGAAGCAGATTCGTTCTCTTCTTTGGCATTACTGGTCTGCGCCATATTCATCAATTTCTGTTTCAGCATTTTGTTGCATTTGATAATATCAATATACTTGTGTGTCAGATCGTCTTCGCTACGAGGTTGCTGCCCTTCCTTCTTCACAGAAGGACGCACACTTGGTGGTGCGACCGGCAGAACAGAACAAATCATCCATTCTGGGCGAGAATATTTGGGGTCAAACCCAAGCAACTTACAATCCTCGTTGGGCAAACGCTTAAACAGCATCTGTACATACTCAGGCGTCATCAACACGCGACTGTCTGTCCATTTTGCAATGAATTGTAAATCCTCTTTCTCATAAATGTACTTGTCCGGTTGGCGCGCGTTGCACGCGGGACAAAACAGACAATTCTTGTCCGTTTTAATCAGTTTGGTGAGTGCGGCATATTTGCTTGAGTTCTTTCCCATATTTTTGATGACCCGCAACTCTTTCTTGCGCAACTCGCGGTGGACACGCAGTTCCCCACAACGAAAACAAACGGATTCTAAAACTCCTTTAATCCAACCGACAAACTGAACATAAAAAACAGGCATCGCTAATTCAATATGACCAAAGAAACCAGGACAATCCTGCTTATCCAAATCATCTGTGATACACGTGACACCACTTTCTAAAACGCCCATCTTGCGGTCAAACAACCCACCGGGGCACGGCACACCACCACCGTCGTAAATACGTTCTTTTGTCACCTCTACTACAGAACGACGACGAATATCTTCGGGGCTCAATAATGAAAATTGAACCCGTGTAATTTTTTCAACATCTGCAGTATACGAATCATTCATTGTCAAATAGTCTGTGTATTATAAATCAACACTGAGATTAAATGTGTTTGTGTTTTAACGTCATTCTGTTTAATTTATTATTTACAAAAAAGGATGGATGTCATCCCTACATACACGTGTACACGTCCATCGGGGTGTGGGATGTGGGTGTACACGTACACACGTACACACTTACAATCCGGTGCGTTCCCGTATTCGTGTATGCAGTGACATACATTACATTCCGACATTCACATACTACGTTCGCTCCGGCATTTGTTTATTTAAATAAATGACCGGTTATTTGGTACTAGATTCCTTCCAGTGTACATTTTTTTATACCGGTCGCAAACCAATGTGGGTAAAAAAATATGCTCCGACGTCTTTTCATTCTGTTATCGGCAACGAAGATATTGTCAAACGTTTTAAAAAATCGACAGACAACAACTACATGCAGCATATGATTATATATGGTCGTAGCGGGATTGGTAAAAATACACTTCTTATGCTGATGCTGAAAGAAGTGCTGGGTGCGCACTTCGACGAGGCAACGCTGATCTTCTCATCGGTGGATAGTAAAAACAACCAATCCGTGCGAGAAAAGGTGCACCAGTTCGCACCGATACAAATATCATCGGGTACGAAAAAGTTCATTGTGTTCAAACAATCCGAACAGTTAAGCGATGGTGTGCAACAAATTATGCGCAGGTTGATGGAACTGCATTATCATCATACTATTTTCGTTTTCGTATGTAACTCTATGGACAACTTACTAGAAACGATCCAAAGCAGATGCCATATTTTCCATTTCAAACCGATATCCATTTCGGACCAAATACAACGCTTGCAAATGATCGCCGAAAAAGAACATATTGTGATTCAACACGAACATACTTCAGAACATGTGTGTCGCAAAATTGCAAATATGTCGCAGGGTGATTTACGATTTAGTATGAACTATTTTCAAGCCGTTTGCACTACATTGCCGGTCGTGAATGGGAAGCGTGTGTTGAACGAAAGTTCCCTGATACAAAACTGTTTCTTCCCGTATTACGATGACGTACATAACATATTTACGTTATTGCTAAAACCAAAGAAGAGCACGACCGATTTTATGAAGTGCATACACATTACAAAGCAATTGAATCAATATGGATATTGTGGATTAGACATTACCTTTTTTTTTAGCAATTATATTGTGTCCAATCGAGTGCCGAAAGACCAGTCAACCGACTGGTTAAAATGTATCGCCTTGTGTCAGAATCGTATGACGCACGGGGTAGATAGTCAAATACAACTTGTATATTTAGTATCATCAATGTTCATCGATGATACTAAATAGTATGCATACACGCGAGCGACCCCGGTGGCATTCGCACACACACATACACACACACATTCGTACTCATACGCAGTCGGGGTGTGGGTCGACAGTGATCTTATTATATATGGCATACGATTTTTAAAATAGTGCACACACGTGTGGTTTTTAGAAAGGACGGATAATCGCAAACCACACCATCACCGCCTTTGTTTTAAAACCCATATCTACATCGTTGTTGGGAGGAGGGGTGATACATATGCTCACAGTGGTTGATTTAGTTTTTAGTTTTTAGTTACGCTCGTGTGCACAATGCTGTGCACACACTTGTACCAACCACACGTACCCTTTGTCGGAAACACAATCGGTGTGAGCAAATGTTAGATACCGACGAACCTCGTGGAGCACTTCATCCAAATGGTGAATGTACGACGGGTGTCGATTCAACACCTCGGTGAGTTTTGAGCACACGCACCGATGTTGCGTTTCGGTTTCGGCGTCCGTCTTGTCTACAGTGAAACTGAAGTGGTGGGTCTGGATGAGCATACTCGCAATATTTTGGTAGAAGTGGCATATTTTTATATTATAAAAGGAACCACTTGTCGATTCCATTTTCAGAACCACAAATACAACGACACCTTATATTCAGAATGAGTGACCAAGTGACACGTGGTCGTTCCATCAATATAGATGATGGTGCTCATCATTTGCAACAAGCAATCGACAGTAGTATGAAACTGCATTGGGCATCTTTCACAAAAGAATACGCACTGCATTACGAACAGTTCCGTACAGATTACATCGAACCGTCCGTTGCTTTCATTGACACCCAGAAACGCATTGCGGACGAGAAGTATAACACCCTCGAAAAAACACACGATGAGATGAAGAACAAACTTCATGATGTATCGCGATATAATACTCTGTTATTGGAAAAGGTCGATGCGATTGAAAGCGAATTAAGTTCGTTTTCCCAAGTATCGATGATTGCTAAATTTGAAAAACAGTGTAATGCGAAAACGATTGAGTGCGATAGATTACAATCCAGATTGGATGTAATGAAATCCAAATACCAACAATTGCAAAAAGAGAATTTGAGTCTGAATGCCAAAATCGAACATATGCCTGTAAATGCGCTTCGTCGGGTGTCCGAATGTGTGCAACCAGAAGCAATCACACAAGACACGTGTCTGCCCAAACCGACGGAGTCGGTTTCTACCCACGTGTCTAAATCCTATTCTAAGTTGTCCGTCTTTACGAATGCCTTTTCATCTACATCTGCCGCCCAACGAGAAGAAACGCCGGATGCAACTGAACAACGTGATACGCCACCTGAAATAGTAAGCACTGAACAAAACGCAATGGTCGTCGATAACGAAACTCCCCTAACGTTGCTCGACGGAGAGACGTGTCATGTCGTTGTTCATAACTCACATACACAAATAGTAGTAGGAGAAGATGCAGAAGATTCAAATGTATTGTTGACAGACGGTGAACGTGTCGATTCAGTAAACCCATCACACGAATCGTTCACTCACGATGATCCGATTATTATAACCACACCACCACCAACAACACTTGTGGATTGTGACGATACACATACACCAGTCACTGAACCCATTCGTATTATAGAATGTGGTACAACACCAGAAATTCCCGAAATCGTGGAAGAATCATCATCCGTCGCCTGTTCCGATATGGACGAACCCGTTTCAGCAATTTCTTACATTATTAAAAAACTCAAACGTCCGAAGGTTGATACTGTCAAACAACAGTATTTGTTTGGTTCGGATAAGAAACTATACACATATGTGGACGACACCACAGCGGGTGAAGAAGTTGGACATCAGGTTGAAAAGAATGGGAAAAAAATGTTTAAGTTTCATAAAAAATAAGTAATTCTTTTGTAGATGTGGTGTGTCACTGTATTTGTTTTTCGATTACAATTTTTAGATTATTATTATTATAATGTTGCCCACCGAACAACAAACAGCAAGGTTGAAAATACTTGTACAGACACACACAATTTAGATATGGTGGATACCGGAACGATCGAACCAAACCCAACCGTGCTTTGAGTCACTAACGAGAAATACAACGCATCCATCGCATCAATTTTGTGTTCTGATACGTAATTTGTATTGTTTTGGAAGTGAACACGGGTTTGTTGTGAAAGTATATAGTACGCAATTGTGAACACAACCACGCTCAAGATAACTTCAGAAAGTAACAATACAAAATTCATATGTTGTGTTTTTGTTATTGTACGCATCGCATAAAATATATGATTCGCGTCTATTATATAAATGTTATATTACATATATATGAATACATATTTAGTTTTTGATTGATTGCAACGATGCCGACTAACATAGATGCTATTCTGGAAGGCAAAGGGGCGCCGATGACTACGCACGCATTATGCACCGCTACAAGTGCCATCCGAGACTTGTACGTAGGCGGTGCGTCGCTCGACGACATCCGTAACCAGCACACCGCTTTCTGTTTGAGATACCCAAAACTGGTGGACAAATTAATGGAGCCACACCTCAACCAAGATCAGTTGAAGTACATCATCCAAATGTTTGCGAGGGTTGAAACCCAACACTCGACACTCGATACGGCATCCAAAAAAATTGGTCAGGACATGTTTGACAAATATGTCGCACCCGACCTCAGTCCGTCGCAACTCGCACATATGAAAGAGCAGATGGTTAAGTTGGAAAAGGCCAGCCCCGAAGAACTCGCACAAGCGGCCGCAAAACTTGCTCAGCAACAAGTCAACCAAAACCCCGCCAAAGCCCCCACCAAAAACCCATCTACAAACCGTAGAAAAAAGAAATTGCGTAAACCACCAGCATAACACCATTTCAGACCGAAACCGGGCACCCAAAACGGGTGGCGATCACTGTTGTCGTCGCATCCGATGCTGTACACGAATCTAATCACATCATATTATTCAGAATCGGACGACGACGGCGACGACACATAATTTTCAGTATCGTAATGGGTTTGCACAGGTGGCAACAGCACTTCGACACGTCCGCTATTTTTGATTGGAAAAATGAGCATAAGAACATTGGATACGGTATAAAACACCATTTGAACTGTTTTACCCTCTGATAAATGGTAGAAGTGTACACATTTTGACAACGATTCGATTGAAAACGCTTTCATTTTGAATTGCTGCAGGTGTTCAAATTCAACGTTGTGGTTGCTGTGGTTGCTGTTGTTGCTGTTGTTGCTGTGATAGCAGTATTTTCGAATAGGGATAGAGACGACCCCCTTCATCATATCGGTTTGCCCTCGCAATGCCAACATATATGTCTCCGTCGTGTCCATACAAAGCATCGCCTGCCGATGCTTGTTTAATTTGAAAGCGAACGAAACTTTCTGGAACACATCTGTTTCAAATTTGGACAGTGCGGCACACAGTACAGCACCATCCAAATGTACAGTTATATATGGGTCTGATTTATTTGGTATTATCTGAAGAATTGATGTTGGTTGTTTTACGCACGGGCATCGTATGTGATACTCGTCGGATTTGTTTTCGGTTTTAAAACAAATGACTACCATTTTATACTCGGTCGCATCATATATTTCGATAGTGATGCTATTATAACGGAAGGATGTCACGCGACCTATAATTTTATACAAATGATACATATTCATTTCGATCGTTTCTGTGGGACTGTTGCACACGTAGACATCAAAGAACGGTGGGAACATTGTGTTGCACAGCATCACATTTTCCATTATCGCCGATCCGTGCATAACAAATACATCTGGACTGTATGTAATTTGGGCAACGGAATAAATGTTGTGCTGATTCATCAACCATTTTTTGAAGAAGGACACCCGTGTTGTTTTCAGCAGCAATTTGCGGCACAAGGTGTTCATCTCAGTATGAAAGATTATTTGCACATTTTTGCAAACCGCTATTTTATAATTAACTGATTTTAAAATAGAGGATACACTATTAAATGACAAAGAAACACACAACACAGTCAGAAAACGACATCTCGTTGTCTGATTCGATTTCTTGCAAAGAGAATCTAGTCGATTTTATCCGCCAAGAGTCGCTGTCCACCCAACCACAGTCAAACAAGATTGTTATCGAAACCTATGCGTGTGCGTTATGGAAAGGGTTCTTTGATATGAAACACAAATTGTTCAAATTGAAAGACTTGGATTTCCAGAATGCCGTTGATATGGGTTTGCTGCTGATCGACAATATATTTTGGATCAGTTACAACTACTCGTCCAATCTTCAATTGACACTGTTCTTGACAGAACGCGGGCGGTTGCTGTACACTGAATTCTTACACATGTCTCGCACGCACAAATTGATGCAAGAAATACACACGTTTCCAAGTATAAATGATGGGTTTCAGTTTGCTATCAAAAAAAGTATAGGAGCACTAACGTGCAAAGAAGAATCTACAAAAACAAAATTTGAAAAGATTACGTCGTATCGACTTGTATATCGCAAAATGTTTCAGTTCTTGAATAAGAAGTATTTGAGCAGCATCGCAGAAAAACCGTGGACGGACGACGATGTAAACATCACGTTGAATACCCTCAATCACAAAATGTCGTGTGCCGTGTATCTAAATGCGAACGTATTCGAGTTTGCTTTGTATAATTATGCGAATGCGTTGCCATCGCTGCCTTGTTATTTGCTTTTTTTGCAATTACTATCTGATGTATCAGAACATTATTACTTCCGAACAAAATCCCTACTAACACACGTTTCACAATACTATACTATTTTAGAGAAAATCGATGGGTTTATACAAGACCACTTGATATATGTAGAACGCGATACCTTAAGTTGTCTCGACAAAGACACCCTCATTCAAAAAAAATGGAAAGTGTATCTCGAAAAGGTGTTCCAATCTGTGTAACTACATGTGTTGAGCAGGAGCAATACCCCCTCCCCCCCCCCCCCCT